GAATTCCATCGGCTAATCCCTCGATAATCTTAAATGCTGCGTCTAATATCTGGTCAAGATTATCAAGTAGTGTTTTGCACATCAAAATAATGGCTTCGATTATTGAAGGAATGAGATTCGGAAGAGCCTCCGAAATACCGGTTGCAAGTGTAATGACTATCTGAATGGCCGCTTCAGTTAACTGCGATATATTGTTAATAATACCATCAACCAGAGCTAATAATAGCAGCAATGCTCCATCCGTTATCTCTGGAATTGCGTCGATCAGGCCGGACAGCAAAGAGAGTGCTATCTTGCTCGCCGAATCAATAATCATTGGCAAATTGTCCAATATAGCTGAACCAAATGAGGAGATAATCCTGCCCGCCAATTCGACTAGATTTGGAATATACTCCATAATCCCATCTATTGCTTTAGGAAGTACGTCCCCAACAACATCGGCCATTTTTCCGATATCTCCGTCTGCGGCTTGTATCCCTCTTGTAAACTCTCCGAGCAGCGAAACTCCCTCTTTTGAGAGATCTGTTAATACTGGGAGAAGAACAGTACCAAGTGCATTCTTTGCAGCTGTCGCACCGACAGATAGATACTGCAATTGATCGTCAAACGCCCCATACGCCGATAACATTTCGTCACCAACAACGTATCCGGCATTTTGTGCTTCTTTTCCAAGTTCGTTCATTCTGGCAGAACCGGCTTCTATTAGTGGGTTCAAATCCTGCGCCGATTTTCCCAGTATCTGCATAGCTAATGCATCGCGCTCTGTTTCGTTTTTCATCCTCCCCAAAGCGTCTATAACTTCCCAGTATACCGTATCAGAATCTCGCATACTTCCATCGGCGTTCATAACCTGAACACCCAGTTTTTGATACGCTTCCACAGATAGTTTGGTGCCGTCCTGCACCGCTTTCATCGATTTAATTTGCTTGGCCATCGATTTAGTTAGCGTATCTGTAGATACGTCTATCAATTCCGCCGCATACATATATTCCTGGAGTTTGTCTGTAGCAATTCCAGTTTGTGTTGAAGTGGTTAAAACATCGTCAGCATATGCAGCGCCTTCTTTGGACATATCCGCAAGAGCTTTACCCGCTGAAACTGCGGCGGCCGATACCGCAACAAAGGCGGCTGCAATTGCGGCCCCCGCCGCTTTACAAATGGTTCCTAACTTTTCAAATCGACCGCCTGCCTCATCCGCTTTATCCGCACTATCATCCAAGGAATCCCCCATATTTTCAACCGAGTTCTCAGCATTATCCAGCTTTTGCTTCATTCCATTCAAACTGGCCTGCGCCTCGTTCACAGATTGCCTCCACTTAAGAGTTTGTGTTGCATTCTCTCCATATTTTTTCGTGGATTCGGAAAGGCCTTTTTCCAGCAAGGCTATTCTGTCCTGCTGCGTTTGGATCTGTTTTGTTAACACCTCGGATTGCGCGGTAAGGGCCTCCTGGCTATCCTCGTTTTTTGCGAATGCAGAAGTAACCGCTTTCATCTCGCTATCCAATGTTTTAGCCTGCTGGATGATGTTATTCAATTGTTTTCTATACTCTGCTTCGCCATCTATGCCGATTCTCGGTCCAATGTCAGCCCCCACACGATCACCTCAAATTAATAGCGTCTTCAAAACGCATAGGCCGCGTTTTTTTCTTTATCTCCGCGCCATTGTAAATGGACAGGCAGGCGATCATGTCGCACATTTCCGTATAATTTGTGCATAAAATCTCCTGCCTGTCCATATGCAGCATTCTTCCGTAAAAAAGAAACCATGCTAAATTCAGTTCGATTCCGTCGCTCGCGCCCCCGTTTTTTTTTGATCTTTTGGCGACTTTACCTCAACCGTGCGCCCGGCCAAGCCTACCGTCATCGCTTTTATAAGGCCGGACGCTACCTCCTGATATTCCTCCATCGATAACGTAAGAATAGCATCAATTTGAAGCGGATCGGGTTTATACCCTGGTTCTTCGAAGCGACGCTTATTTTCGGCTGCCCTGCTCATCGCTGCCGCCATTTTGGATATAATAATCATGCTTTCGCCCGTAGGCATGGATGACAGTTCTCCAAGGCGCTGTATATCCTTTCCCGGACACAAATCTCCAATTTCAGCAAACGCCTGCACTGTCATGGCCACTGGGTACGATTTTCCCCGAACAGTAATACAATTATCCATTTTGTACCTCCACAGTGTTCTGAGATTCAGTGATTGTCAGGATAGACTTCAATATTTCAATTCCTTCCACACGGGTCGGAACGTCCGCAACCACCTTTTTCCATGCTTTGGCCGTGGAATCATCTCTCGCGAGATCCGCAACTAATTCTTGCGTTTGCCAATTGATTTGACCTTCCTGTGTTGCCGCATTTGTGTTTGGCGTTTGAAACCGCGCCTTCGTTAGCACAACAGGCGCAAAACTCTCTACGCCGCCGCTCATATATCTGGCAAGGAAACCGATTCCCACATACGGCGGATCCATGTCCTCACCATAGTTGTAAACATTGGCCTTTTTACCCTCCCCGTAAGTCAGCTCCTCCGGTTCAGGAAGACCCATTATCAACTTTTCAGCCTCTTCCTTTAGTCCGTCTACAGTCAGCGTAATTGTTCCGCCGGTAAATTTCGCCGGAACGGTCTCCGAAGCCACGTTGTCAGCATAAAACGGATCTGTGTCCCCGACTTCCGGTTCAATGTTGACTTCTACGCCCCGAGCCAACCGCATTCCGCCGGTATATGTAATAACTCCACCCGATTCGTTATATATCGCCACATATGGATCTGAAAATCCCGTACATACTTTACCTTCTGCCATATTCATTTCATCCTTTCATCCCGACTCACTTCATTGTTTTTTCGATTTCTTCATCAATAACATCTTGCATTGCCTTTACTGCCGCCACTCTAGTTTGATTAACCGCTGGGCGGATAAAAGGCGTTTTTTTTAACCAGCTTGTTCCCGATTCTGTGCCTCTCGCCACAAGCTGATTCGGTTGCCCATTAGGATACTTCTTTGTTTTTGTGCCGTTGTACCCATCGAATCCCAGCTTCACATGGAGATAACCTTTTTCATTCTGCATGGTGGATATTCCGAACCCTTCTAGCAGGCCCTTCTTTCCAGCTTTTGTTACCCCAGTGGTCGGGTTGCTTGATGATACAAATCCCTTTCTTTCCGGCAGCGCCTGGATGTTTTTTCTGATTTCATCTGCAACCAAGCCGGCGGCAGCGTGAACCGCTTTACCTCCAACCATCTCAGTATCCGCAACCATTTTTGATAATTTTTTTTCGTATTCTTCCATTCCACGGACCGTAAATTTAGCCATCAAACCGCCTCGTATACCCATTCATAGTGAAGTAATCCACCATCCGTCTCTTCTTCGTATTGAATGGAATTGAGATAAAAGGCAATCCCGACGGCATTTAGCGCCGCCGGGATTTTCCGAACCAACTCGTCATTTGCCTTTTTGGTGTACAAGTCTATCGTTCCTTGGTCTGCCCGCTCCACCTGTTTCCCACCGGCGTGAAACGCGGATTCTCCGTCGTTCCCGTATATCACATAAGGAATTTTTTTGTTTCCAGTTGCCGTATATAAGAATACATTTTGAGTACATGACAGTAGCGCGGATTTCACCTGCTCATTCAAGACCTTCCACCCTTTCCAACGCCAGATCGGTCATGGGTATTCCGTCCTCGTCAATTACCTGTTGCACTTGTACAATCCGATAATATACGCCGTCAATCTCTGCTTCGTCTGTCGCTGCGGATATGCTTCGGTTTTGCTGCACCTCGATCAACATATCTACCCGATCATTCTGTGCCTTGGCGATATAGTATCGGTTAGTCCCCACTGTCTTTTCTCCGTAATAGGATTCCCACACCTTTTCCCATTGGTATTCCGGCATTTCTCCTGCGACGGAAACATCTTTTTGCCGTAAGATTGTGACAATTCCGGCGTCAAGTAGCACTCTGTCCACCTCCGGCCTTTTCCGAAAACAGCCGATTATTAAGTGCCCAGCGCAACATTCTAGGCATTGGTTCGTTTACGGCCCGTTTACGGTATAGATACGCGGCGTACATAACGATTAACTGTGCATCCTCAATGGTATCCTGCAAGGTAATCCCTTCCCGTGCAATAAAAGCACGGGAAGCTGACAGGCACTGATTCAATAGCGCCTGCTTGTTATCATCAACCATTATCAAATCAAGGCTAGATTTAAGCAAAACCATCAGATCAGTGCCTGTCATTTGCATTCACCTCATTTCAAGATCCACTTTTTGTTACATTCACAGTATAGGTCTGACGGCTAACGCCGTTTTCCACCAAAATTTCCATAGGATGTGCGGTATTGTCCGCAGTCCATTTAATCGTTGCGCCGTTTGGATAATTTTTACCCTGGTACATCAATGTTACCCGTGCTTTTGATTGGGTGGGGGAGGCGGTTACGATATCAGAGGCAGCGGTCGCGGTGGTGGCGTATACCAGCACTGATCCGTCAAAAGACGGAGACAGACTTTCGCTGCCAATCGTTAAATCCGCCAAAGTGGCATTGTTGGCACTGTCCCCAGGGAAAGTAGCAGAAGTGGCGGGAGCGGCGCCGATTCCAATGGCAATAAAACCTTCGCCAATAACCGGTTTTCCGTCATAACGGGCAGATCCCTTGAAAGCCACTTGATCGTCTGCAAATCTGTATTCATCGGATCGTTCAAACTTAGATCCGGCGCGTTCCGCCAGAAGATACAAGTCTCCGTAACCGGCCACAATATTCCCGTCCGAGATGATATTATCCGACAACACTACGATATCTCCACCCACAACCGGCATCACATTACCCTGGGCGGACACAATCGCGCCGGCGGCGTTGATATTCATGGCCTCCACAACCAAATCGGTTTTCGTGGCTTCGTTCATGGCCCAGAACTTCACGCCGCGAGAATATTTTCCTTTCGCGTTCTTGGACGCCTTAGCGATCTCCTTGAACAGTTCGATTCCGGTCTTTCCGGTGATTGTAATCACGTTGGATTCGGACAGATCTTTCCAGGGCCTGGCGTTGGCCGGATAGTTGTCCGGTTCGCTGTCTTGCGCCAACCGGCTGACAATTCCCAGAGGCATTTTTATTCCGGTTCCATAGAGAATCGCTTTGTCCAGCGCAATCCCAATAGCCGCGCCCAGCGCCGTGATGATCTCATTCGCCAAGTTAAGGTCGCTGTCCTCAAGGGTGGCGGCACAAATATAGATAATTCCGCCAACCTTATAGCCGTCCACTTCAGTCTGAGAAAACCCGAAACTCAACTCGTTCAGGGAAGCACACGCCTCCGTCCACACCGCTTCCGGCATCTCACCCATAATGTTCTGCCTGGATTCACCGGAAACCGTACGCAGCCGTACACGACTCACCAGCTTGGAATATTCCGTGATGTTTTCCCGGATTAAGTCCAGAACTATCACGGGAATTGTCAGATCTGCCCCGGTAACACCGCGTTGCTGCGCTCCCATTTCCCGCACACGAGTTAGAAACCCTTTTACATCCTCACGAGATAAAAACATATCTCGCTCCTGCATATTCATACCGAAAAATTTCTTTCTACTCTCCATTTTCATCTCGTCCTTTCGTTGATTTAAAACAGCCGGTTCTTCCGGCGGCTTGCTGGTTCGCGCCTCTTCATCAGCAAGATCATTCTCCAGAGAACTGATCTCCGCCTCAAGGCTGGATTTTTCGGATTCGTGCTTTTCCTTCTCTTCTGAAAAGTGTTCAACGGCTTCTTCAACAATGGCCTTTTCTTCGTCGGTTTCCGCCTCCTGGATGGACTGCTCCAATTCCGTTTCGCGTGTTTGGAGCTCTTTATCCTTGGTTCGCAGCTCTTCAAGCCTTGTTTTTTTGTCATCGATCTTTTTCCGTACCATAAGTGCTTTTAATGCCATTTCGTTTCACTCCTTATTTTCTTTTGCATGGTTTCCCGCCACGCCTCGGTTTTCCTCCTTTGGATGTCGGCAAATTCTTTTTTTCGCGCTGAAACAGAGGTTTCTTCGTAGGCCGGAAAAGTCACCACCGAAACTTCATATAACTTGACCTCTCGTATTGTCCAATGTACGCTTCCGTCCTCCCGTATCTCTGTATCCTCTTTTATGATCTCAAACCCAAAGGAACATTGATCTACGTCTCGGCGCTTGACCCGCTCGTACAGGTTCATGGCGTCTTGGTCGTTTCGATTTATGGAAACGCGTCCCCACAATCCGTGAGAATCCTCTTTAAGTTCCAGGGTCCCCGCTTTATTCCTCCCAAGAACCAACCGCGTTTCATGGTCGATCAGCGCCCGTATATCGCCTCCTAACGTTTTTGAAAACGCCCCCGGCGCCACGCTTTCTGACGCCCCCGGCCATAAGTCGTAATTAGTGTTGAAAACGGAGAAGTATCCTTCGATATACAGCACATCGTTTTCTTCCCTTGTGTCAAACATAGACGGCACACTGCGCATTTGCCTGCATTCTCTGTCCATTTACTCACCACCTATCAGTTTGGATTGTTCTCCGATCATGCCACGCGGAATATAATTTTCCAAAATCACAAGATCGTCTAATCCGTCTTTGGGGGACTGTCCCGTCCAGTCTCTCACCTCATTGCCTGTCATGATCCCTCGTACATACAAATCCGTTGCAACCTGTGATAACTGGGTAATGTCATATGTGTATAGGCTACGGGTGTTAAACCGGAAATACCAATCTGGATTAAGCAATAGCTTTTTCGTCATTTCCTGCTCAATCCCCTTGGCAATTGGCATTATGGTAGAGGAAATAAAATTATTCCACGCCGCGGATTCAAAGTCCCCGACCCCTAGTACAAAAGGCGGCACTCCCAATATGGCGGCAACCGTGCGTTTATCCAATTGCACCACATCAGCTATCGCCAAGTCTGATAATGATAATGGCTTAATTTGTTCCACGGAAAACTGGTCCGCCGGGATCAGCCATGGTTCTCCGGCTTTGTCTGTGTTTATGTAATTTTCCAGAAGCCGCTTTCTTCCCTCCGGACTGGAAAATTCATCGATCATTCCATCCACCTTCACAATGATGGACGGTTTCCATTTTGATTCCATGAACCCTTTTTCCGTGGCTGCCGCCTGTTTTAAATTCGCTGCCACGTCTCGGAGAGCCACTCGGAACCCTTGTCCTTTCCAAGGGTATTTCGGATCTGGATTGACAATAAAATGCAACACTTGATCCGGGTGATACGGTATTCCATCAATCGAGACTTTATACCCATACCCTTCCGGCATAAATGATACGCGTCCAGGGTCTATTGGTATCAAATCATCCAGCAACCCGCCATTTGTCACCGGTAAAACAACGGCATTCCCATCTCCGTCCAAAAGCGAGTTTCTCACGATTGCGTGTACAAATGTTTGTCGCGTTCCATATCGGTATGGGTTAATGTCAATTTTTCTGGAAAGTTCGTTTTTAATCCGCACGTCTCCCTTGTCCGTGTTCGCCATTAAGTGAATCGTCATGCTGGATATGAGTGTCGCAATCCTATTTACCGCTGTAATAATTTCCGGGTTGTGGGCTAAACTGGTATAGCCTTGAACACATAACGTTTCCCATCCGCAGTCCGTCGTCAGGAATCCAACTGCTGCCGAACGCTTCTTGTTAGGCTCTGCCCTTGCTTTTTTCTTTCCTTTGTTTTTGGCCACTTAATCACCCCACCATGCTTTTGCTTTATTGGATTTTTCCATATTCTCTAATTTCCGAATACACGCAAAAACCGAAGCGTCGAATAAGTCGATTCTGTGCTCCGGTTCTACTTTTTCGTATTGGATCATATCGTCCGTTTTTTCTATCGCCCGCACATTTTCCACGCAGTATTCAAACGCCGTGGAATGTAGGTAATACAATTTCCCATTTTTTGCCCGTTCCTCGATATGCCGGAATCCCTCCGATTTCTTGTAGAAATATTGGGGCTGGTCCACCACCCGAAACTTTGCGCTTTTCATTCCGACGAAATATTCGCGGCAAAATTTCCTGTCGTGTCCTACTTCTTTGATTTTGAATCCCATATCTCGCATTCGACAAAACCAATTGACGACATCGGCGTGGTTAACGGTGGGAGAATTACACATTGTCAGGAATCCATCGTCCGCCCATCCAAACAATGGGATTCCATCCTTGTCCGCTTTCTCGTGTGCGGCCACTACCGGGAAAAAAGCGTGAGTTATAATGATGTCCACACCTTTATATTCTCCGTAAAGTGCCGCAGCCGTTAAATCGTGCAATTTCGATAAGTCCGCTCCGCCATACCATTCTACTGGCAGCTTTGCAAGCTGCTCCAGCGTCCAGTTGTATTGTTCGTCCGAGCGGCGGAATTCGTCGATATCGAAATATGCTTTCATCGCAGAGGTATAAACGTTCAGAGATTTTGCAAAAAAATCCTTGCGTTGCTGTGGGTCGTTCTGCGCCTGCATAGCGTCGTTCATAATTTCTTCTGGTCGAATGGATACTCCGTAGGCCGGATTCGCCATTTCATGAACCGCCGGATTTGTATAATCTATTTCTCCGGTTTCCGGATCCGGATTTGCACAACACATAAAAATAAAATACTGCTCATCTTTTACTGTGCCGTTCAGTACCTTACGACAATATTTCAGACGTTGCCCCAGGAAGGATTGTTCATTATCGCCGGCGGTAGATATACCAATTATCAATTTATTGGTATATGCTTTCATCGCCTCCTTGAAGAGATTGTATTGTTTTGGTTGCCGGAAAGCGTGCACCTCGTCGCATATCGCAATATTACAGTTAAGACTATCCTGGGCGTCCGGATTAGCGGCAAGGGCCTGAATATATAGGGAACCGTCCCCCATTACCGCCCCTATGGAATGTTCGTTATTGTTATCTATAACCCGGAAGTTATCTGCTTCCCCCATCCGTTCTATGTTGTATTTGATAAATTGAAAGCTCTCCATCGTTTGCTTAAGAGCCGCAGCCACAATATACAATTTCGACCCACTTCGCCTATAAAGCAACGACAGCGCCCAGGAAAGCGCCGCCGCAAAACTAGTTTTGATATTTTTTCGCGGAATATAAATCATTGCCTCGTGGAAACGAACAATATCCGTTCCAGCCAACTTGAAGCCCACCAGATTATAAATTATGAATTTGTGGAATGGTTCCAGGAGGAATGGAGTTCCCCTGAGTGGGGTTCCGTCCAGCTTTTCCCCTTGTTGATGGCAGAATGTGGATTCGATGATTTGAATGCAAAACTCCGGCGCTTTATGATCCAATTCGTAATCTGAATTCTCCAGGTCATGGAAAAATCTTTCAACCGCCTGTTTGAGTTCTGTGCAGGCCCGTTTCCTTCCATCTCGAATGCTCTGCGCATATCCGAGAACCACGTCCCAGTTTTTACGACCCTTCAAGTTGGATCACCTTTCCCCACAAGGAGTTCCCTTTCTTTTTCCCCGCTCCTTCTCCGGTTATCTTTTTGTAGCCTGCCGGCGTCAGCCCCAACTCTCTCCAGATTGCAAGCGCCGATTTATTCAGATCGTCCCACAAAACGATTCGCGGATTTTTCGCCGTGTTGGTTGCTCCATACTTATTTGTGTATTCAACCACCGCCGGTTCGCCGGAATCTTTGTACTCTTCGTATGCCTTGTCTCGCTCTTCCAATGTCTGTGCAAGCGTATCGATAACGGGGTCAAAAGCTGGTTTATACGTGCCGATTTCGCGGCACTGTTCGGTGATTTTTCTTTTCCACGCCGTCTTTTTCACGCCTGCACCCCCCT